CTTGATTACTGTGAGGGGCTAAAAAGGCGTATAAGATGTAATAACCTGCGTAGCGGGGGTATTTTTGATATGGCAAAAGAGAAGAACAATTATCCTGATGACTTTGAGGTAAACGGCTGGTCAAGGAAGAACAATTATTTGATGGATGGCTTTGAAGGGACGAAGGTTGAAGCGAACCGAGAGAAGTTTCGTAGAAGCTCTGCTGTTATGCGTGCTTGGTTACAGACGGCTGAGGGGAAAGAGAAACAGGCTTTAATTGGCAAGAAGAGGTGGGAAGACCGTGTAGCCGCTGCTAAACAAGAGGCTGATACGACTGAAGTCCTTTTACTTGAGAAGATAACATCACATCAAGATGGTTTTGCTACATCGGAGTTGGTTGCTGGCTGTATAAATATGATAGCGAGGGAACTTGCTGCGAGAGGAGTGAGGGACGTTGAGAAGCTTGATACCAAAGAGTTAATTTTAATTTCCAACAATTTATTGGCATTAACGAAGGCAGCTGCAGCTGTTAAGAAGGAAATGAACTGGAAGCCTAATACTGTAGTTATTCCTGTTACACAGAGCAGTTCGAAGACAGGTGGTGCTGTTGGTGGCTTAAGTGATGTAATTGACCTGAGAGTGGACAAAAAGTGAGTTTAAGGGGCTCTTATTATGAATAATGAAGAAAGATTTGAACTTGCTAAGAGCTTATTATTAGATTTCAAGAAATATGTGCTTTGGATACATAAGATTGCTCAGGGGTCAGAATATGATATGACTGCTGGGCACGCAAGACTATGTGACAAGCTTCAAGAGTATGCTGAGGGAAGAAATGAGAAACGGAACCTGATGGTGAACGTATCTCCTGGGTTTGGTAAGTCTCTATTGGTACAATATTTCATTACGTGGTGCTTTGCGCGTTCAAAGCATTGTATGTTTTGTTACATCGCATACGGGGAAAGACTGATTAAGAAGTTATCGAGGGAAAGTCGAAACCTTATGATGATGCCTGAGTGGGAAGATTTATTTGGGAAAGAGATGGACCCTGGGGACAAGTCGGTATTGAATTATCATTTAATCTCAGGAGGGGTAAGAAGTGGTTTGACGGCTGGTACTATTTCCTCGGCAATATTGGGGTTAGACGCTGGGAATCCATCAAGTCCTGATAAATATTTCACTGGGGCTTTGATACTTGATGATATAAATTCTCCTGAAGTAGTAACGAGTGTGCATGAGCAATTAGAGGCACCTGAGACATATCAGAGAAAATTGGCCACACGTCGCCGTATGCCAAACGTTCCAACAATATGTATTATGCAGAGGCATCATAAGAATGACTTTGCTGGTTGGGTTGAGAAGAACGAGCCTGAGGAATGGGAATTCTTCAAGGTGCCTGCTATCGATGAAGAGGGAAATTCCTATTACCCGAAGAGATATCCTATTGAAGAATTAAGAAGATTAGAGAAGCAGAACCCATTTATGTTTGCTGCTATGTATCAGCAAGAGCCTATTGAGAACTACGGGGCATATTTCCACGAAGAATGGATTCGTACATATAGGGCTTCACCTGAGGTCTTTCAGAAGGTATTTATTACAACTGACTTTGGTTTTACTGCTGATGGCGGTGACGCTACGTTATTCGTGTGTTGGGGTCTTGGCAAGGACAATAATCTCTATGAATTGAGAAGTAGAATGGGCAGATGGGAATCTCCTGATGCCAAGAAGTATTGTATAGAGTTCTTTCAGCATTGCTCAGCAGCATATCGTCAGTGTCGTAGAGTATATGTTGAAAACACACTTTCAGGTATTGGGTTCATACAAGACATGAGAAGAGAGTGTCCAAAGATGGCTATTATTCCTCTTCAGCGTGGTGCTAAGAAGAACAAATTAAATCGTGTCGAATCGGCAATGACTTGGATGGAAGCAGGGAGAGTGTACTTCAGAGAGGCTGACCCTAACTTTGTGCCAATGAGAGCTCAATTCTTAGCATATAACCCTGGTGATAAGAACCCTAAGGATGAAGTCATCGATAATACTGGTGACGCCTGTGAAATCAGCTTCAATATGAAAACGGGGTCAATCTTCATATAAAAAAAGAATTTGCCCAACCTAAGCCAGGCAAATCCTCAATGACAAACAAAAACATGGGGCCACCGTATTAACGCTAACCACTTGCTTCAGACACAGTATGTTATAAAAACCGATTCGTTACAAGAAAAAAAAGCACCTCTGCTTCCACAAACGCTTTCACAGAGGCTACATTTTACTAGAAGATTGAAGAATCACCAAGGTGCCCCCTGGTTCATTCAAACTCTATCAGAAACCGATTCGTTTCGCAAGAACTTTTTTATAGGCTCGGCAACTTATTCTTGAACAGCCACACTTTTGGCAGAAAGTATTTTCAACCAACGTATGACCACAATAATAACATCTAGGTACATAACTCATAACAAAGCTCCTTGTTTAACGCCAGTCTATTGTGTCTTTGTTGCTTTTGCCTAAGTTGCAGTCTGCACACAAGACCTGAAGGTTATTTTTATCAAAACGTTTTGACCAGTCAACAGACAAAGGGATTATATGGTCTACGTGCAAAACAACTCCGTCTTTTCTGCTTCTGCCACAAAGTTGACAACAGCCGTTCTGCTCTTTTAACACTTCATACCTTAGGGCGCGCCATTCATCAGAATTATACAAAGCCTGTGCTTTTTCACGTGTATAGCCATTATTTGTTTCTTTTTTGTGTTTAACATATGTTTTCTTTATGGCAGGGGCGTTAATGCAATTAGCGAGCCAATCTGGCACTTCAATGGTTGGGTGGGTGCTCACAAATAACTGTTTTACAGGGGCAATTATTCTGCCGTTATTCTGTATGTAATTTAAGAGATATCCTTGCCAGAACCCATTACCAGACATATTTTTTGGCTTTATATGTTTTGTTCTGTTTGTGTCATTTATGGTTTTATATATTTTCTTTGAAACTTTTACTGCGGCACCACCGCCACCACGAGGAACCTTTACTCGTATACCGTTTCTCTTTGCTATCTCGGCGCCCATAGTGGCAAGCCTAACGGCCGTCAATTCAATTAACATAACATATCCTTTTGTTACAATCCTTTGTGTTTTTGTGGCAGGCAACAGGATTATTTGCTTTTCGGGAGCTACCCTAGCCACTAAACATATTATCACAAAATTAAAAACAATGTCAATTTTTTTGTTTGACTTTAAGAAACCTTTGTGTATGATATATGTGATGCCACGCAATGTTTGCGCTTTTGGGGTTAACGAATAACGTGGCTGCGTTTGGCTGAACCCAAACCTTTCCCTTAGGGGTAATGCAGTAAAGACTGTCTGTGCGTTCAAGAGTGGACGATGACGTTATGGCAGCAAGTTCTATCATGAACAGCCATACGCCAGGATGGGGTAAACCCCAGGGAACAACTTCAAACTATACATAATAATTATTATGCGCCTTTATAAGTTGTTGATTTTACTCAATTATGTCTTCAAACTATACATAATATTCCTCCTAATAACTTTATGTTGCATAACGAATCGAAATGTCGTATATTGACACAAAAGGAGTTGGCATGGGTGAGTTTGTTTCTATGACGTCTAAAGAATTTCGCAACCTTGTTACGAACAACATTTCTCCGTTTAAAAAACCTGTTCTTATGCCTAAGAAGAACAAGTACCACAATGAGAAGACAGAGCGTGATGGTTTTGTGTATGATTCAAAGAAAGAAGCGAATCGGGGAGACATATTAAATGAATTGCAGAAGAATGGCAAAATAATGAGCCTAGAGAGGCAAAAGCCGTTTATTCTGATAGAACCCTTTAATTATCGTGGAAAGGCCATCAGGGGCGTTAAATGGGTGGCTGACTTCTATTATTATGATTGTGATAAGAAGAGTTGGGTTGCTGAAGACGTTAAAAGCCAAATGACAAAGAAAAAGCCTGAGTACGTTATCAAGAAGAAGCTCTTTATGACAAAGTACCCAGACATTGAATTTTTAGAATTTATTTAAGGTTCTTTTTCAGATAATCGAAAACTTCAGGCATATCGTCTGCTGCTATTTTGATTTCACCGTGG